TGCGAGTATAAATTTCGGCCAGATCCAATATCCGCTGCCAGCAGATATTCGTTCATTTATCAATGCAACCCAATGGGATCGCAATTTCCGCTGGCCTATGCTTGGCCCTTTAAGCCCGGTCGAATGGCAGGTTATTGTATCTGGCATTAGTCCAGTAGGACCCCGCATCCGATTTCGGGTGCAAGATAATCTCATGACCATCCAGCCACTTCCTGGAACGTCCCAAACCGATCAGATCGCCTATGAGTATGTGAGCAATGCTTGGTGCCAGACGGCTACTGGTGCCGCTCGCGTGGCTGCTGGCGGCATTTGTCGTTGGGGTGCCGATACGGATGTTTATCTCTGGCCCGAGGATACACAACGCTATGGCGTGAAGTGGCGCTTTCTGCGAGCGAAGGGCTTGGATTATACCGAAGAACTTAGAACTTGGCGCGAGGCACGGGATTTCCAGCTTTCAACTTCTGGCGCATCCCGCAGCCTGAGAATGAATGCGACGGCGACCGGCATTCATTTCCTGAATTATGACAACATCCCCGATTCTGGATTTGGCGGGGGCCATCCCTAATGTCTGCCAGAGGTGCAGCGGTGCGCGGACGGGCCGTTGCCGTAACCCAGACCATTCCCGCTCCGATCGGCGGACTTAACGCCGTCGATTCCATCGCAGCTATGCCTCCAACCGATGCCGTGGTCCTGGATAATTGGGTGCCACAGACCACATTTTGCACCCTTCGGAATGGCTATGTAAATTGGACTACCGGCTTTACCCATTGGGTCGAAACCCTGATGGGTTATACCGGCTTGACAGGGACCGAAAAGCTTTTCGCGATCTCCAATACCTCAGTCTATGACGCCACGGCACAAGGCGCGGTAGGCGCCGCGGTTGTCACAGGTCTTACTAATGCCCGTTGGGAATACATCAATACATCGGCGCCGGGCGGTTCCTATCTTTATGCCGCAAATGGCGTTGATACACCTTTACTTTATGATGGCATAAACTGGACGAAGATCACCGGCATAAGCTCGCCGGCCATTACCGGCGTTACCACAACCACGCTGCGAAGCCCTGCCGTATGGAAGAACCGCATCTGGTTTGTGCAGAACAATACCAATCTGGCTTGGTATCTTCCGGCTCAATCAATCGGGGGAGCGGCCACATCATTTGATCTCAGCACGCAATTTACACTTGGGGGATCGATCCTCACGATCCTGACATTCTCGCTTTCGTCCAGCACATCATTCGATGATTTCATTGCCTTCTTGAGTACCGAGGGCCAGATGGTTGTCTATGCTGGCACCGATCCCAACACAGCAGGCGCCTTTCAAATACAAGGTACCTATTACGTCGGCAAGCCAATCGGGCGCCGCTGCTGGTTCAAGACTGGATCGGATGCCATTATCATTACGGCGGCTGGGCTTGTTTCAGCCAGCAGCGCTATCGCGGTTGGCATCAAGAATCCCAAGGACACGGTTTCCTACAAGATCCTTACCCTCATTAATGACGATATTTCCATGTATTCAGGAAATTTCGGATGGGAGGGCGCGGTCTATCCATTCGGCAATAAGATCATCATCAATGTTCCGCAGAATGAAAATTCCCGGCAGCATCAATATGTAATGAACACGGTAAATGATTCCTGGTGTTCTTATGGCTTGATTGCATCGCCATGGAATGCAGCGACCTTCTGCGTCCTTGGAAATAGCATATATTTCGGTGGAGCAACCGTTGTAGCCAAATGCGAGACCGGACAGGCCGATGCTGGGACACAACAGATATTCGGGTCTATCCAGCCAGCCTTCAGTTATTTCAAGACAGACCGGCAGAAAATGTTCACAATGGTCAGGCCGCTTATGCAGACTACTGGCAATTTTACGCCGGCCTTGGCACTCAATACCGATTTCAATTCCGATCCGCCTACCACATCTCCTACATTTTCTGGTACTACCACCCCGCTTTGGAATGTGGCGCTCTGGAATGTTTCTTTTTGGGCGACAGGACCTTTTATCCAGAAAAGCTGGCAGACCGTGACAGGAATAGGATTTGCGGCCTCGGTTTACATGACAGTTTCAACGGCAGGAGCTACTATCAACCTCCTAAGCCTTGATTACACCTTCAAGCCAGGCGGAATTTTGTGAGTTGGCGCATTATTGGCGATCAGCGGGACAGGGCTATTGCATGGGCCGCTCCCCGCTTTCCTCACCCTCCGGAGGGTGGTTCATGGGAAAAAGCCAGTGCCTTGATTTTGGAGCGGGACGGGAATATAACGGCAGTCGTTCTGTACAATAATTTCTGGCCGGGCAACAGCGTAGACGCATCTATCGCGCTGGATCGGGTCTCAAGGCTCACGCGGAGCTTTTTGGGAGCCATGTTCCTTGCCCCGTTTGTCGAGTGGGGCCTTCGGCGCGTCACTCTCAAGATTGCATCCGATAACGCCAAATCCATCCGCTTTGCGAAGCATCTTGGCTTTACGCAAGAGGGCGAGATTCGAGAAGGCGTGACCAAGGATGTCGATTTATTGATTTTTGGAATGCTGAAGCGGGAATGCCGCTTTTTGGGAACTGAATTTAATGAGCAAGCCAAGCGCGCCACAGGCACCAGACCCTACGCAAACGGCTGCGGCGCAAACCCAGTCTAATATCCAGACTGCGACGGCTAATGCTGGCCTAAATCGCATCAATCAATATACGCCTTATGGCAATCTTGAATATAATATTAACGGCACCAATCCAGATGGCACCCCGCAATATTCCCAGACAGCTTCCTTCTCTCCGGGTGAGCAACAGCTTTTCAATCAAGGTTTAGAAGGGCAGCAAAAACTTGGTCAAATAGGACTAAATTCCCTACAGAATGTGGGAAATACCTATTCGCAGGGCTTCAATCCTGGCAACTTCGGCGCACAGCAGAAGCAGGCTCAGGACGCGGCCTATAATGCCCAGACCCAATATCTCGATCCGCAATTTGCCAAGAGCCAAGACACTCTCAATACGCAATTGGCTAATGAAGGGTTACAAACTGGCGACAAAGGTTATAACGATGCCCAGCAGCTCTTTGGTTTGGGAAAACAGCAGGCTTATCAAGGGGCACAAAATCAGGCCATAACGGCTGGAAATCAGGAGCAGCAGCAGCTATTTGGACAGGCGCTTACCCAATATAACGAGCCGCTTAATCTCTATAGTGCGTTGGCCTCAGGCTCTCAGGTATCCCAGCCCAATTTCAATCCTGTGCCCGGCGTCAATCAGCAGGGAACGGATATAGCTGGGATCACTAATCAAGCCTATCAGAACCAGCTCGCAGGCTATAATGCCCAGCAGCAAGGCATCAACAATCTATTCGGTCTTGGAGGGTCGCTTGGTGCAGCGGCTATCTTGGCACCATGAGCAATCCTGGCATTTCCACCGCCCAAATGACTCCAGAACTTATGCAGCAATGGCAAGCGCTGCAGGACCAGCAGCGCCGGCAAGCCATGGCGCAGGCTCTTATGGGAAATCAGGCTCAAGGGCAGAACTCCGGTATTGCCAATGCCGGCAGCGCCATAGCGGGCGCGCTGGCGGATCGAAATATAGCCAATAATGCCAGATGGACGGCTCAGGGCATTTCGCCGGTCCAAGTCACTCCGCAAGTAGGTACTACCGGCTTAGGCCGCGCGGCAAATTGGGCCAAAGGTCTATTCGGAATGGGCGGTTCATGAGCAGCTCCGGTTTTAACCCTCTCGCCTTAGTCGCTCCCGAGCTATATGCCCAGCAGATCGCCATTCAGCAGCGCCAGGGGCTTGGAAACGCCCTTTTGCAACAGGGCACAGGCGAACCCGGCAAAGGCGGCTATGGAGGCCTCAGAAGCGCCGGAAACGCCATCCTGGGGGCCATGCTGGCCAAGCGGGCTAATCAGGATATGGCGAATCTTTATGCTCCCCAGCAGCAATCCCAGCCCACTTGGGGACAACCTAACGAAAGCCAGATTTCCAACAATCCCGGTTCTGGCCCAATGATGGCACACGGGCAAACCCCACAGCCCAATCAACAGCTTCAGCCGCAGGCTCAAAATCCGATGGCTGGCCAGCCAATTGATCCCCAGAGCCAGCAGGTTTTGCAGCAGCGTTATGGCAGTTCAGAACCACAGCAATGGCAATCGCAGCCCCAAGGCCAACGCACCATCCCAGGCGCCATGGGTCAGATGATTCCAGACCTTCCCGGGCTTTCTCATGAGGCTTCAATGTTAGCTTATTCTCAAAGTCCCCAAACCTATTTCACGGCCTTGGCGGCTGCAAAAGGGCCAACGCCAGAAATGAAAAACGCTGCCTTTGCGAATCCTAATGATCCTGGAGCGCAACAGCAGGCAATCGGTGGCATTATTGGTAAATCAGGCAGCATCGAGGTTCGTCCTGAGGGGTTCATTCGTTTGCCAAATGGTCAAATCGTTTATGGCCCCAATGAAAGTAGTAATGTGTATTATACGACTGGCCCGAATAATGAGCCAATCGCGCACATGATCCAAGGTGGTGCGGAAGCCGCTGCTGGTACTGCCGGACAAATCGAAGCTGCCAAAGAGCAGAACCGGGTGATTGAGGTCACACTTTCGGACGGCCGCGTTATTCCCATGCGCGCAGGAGACGTGGTTCCTTATGGCTCTAAACAGCCAGTTTCTCCACCTCCAACTGCCCCAGCGAATAAGCAAGCTGGAAATCCGTCGCAGCAATCCCCTCCTATTCCTGGCCTTAATCTTCGGCTACCTCAAATCGGGCAGAGCGTGGCACAAGCTGAAATCAATAAAGCAGCCGGTGCAGCCGCTGCAAATTCTGGCCATGTTCAGGCTACATCCGATGCGCTTCTAAAAGCGATTGATGGTATGATTGCCATTAATAACAATGTTCCGGACGGAACTGTACTTCCTCCAAATTGGAAGGCAGAGATAAATCAGGTTGCGCCAAATCTTCCCGGCTTCAGAGGGGATGCTGGCGCGCTAGCTCAATGGCAGCAACTGAATAGCATTGGTATCCTGGGGGGCATTAAAAATCTTGGTCTTGGCCGTGTGGACATTCCCATCGTCAAGCAGATTCAGGCTGGCGGAGGCATCCCAGCAGAAGTACCGGCCGCAGATCGCCTGAGAATGCTTCAGACATTGAAAACTGAGGTGATTAATAATCGGGCGGCAGCGCAAAATACTGCGGCCAATCTTAATAGTCCAAATGCCGCCAACCCTCCGCGCACACCGACTCAATCCTATCCGGCTATAAATAATCCATCGGCGCAAGAAATTGTTGATGAACTGCGCCGACGCGGAAAGGTCAAATAATGGCCGATCTCAGCACCCTTTCGGATGAGCAGCTTTTGCAGCTTTTGCAGCAGCATCCTGATGTTGGAGCCATGGCTAGTCAGCAAGGATTATTGCCCCCGCCTGCACCCCCAACATTCCGCCAGAAGATGATGGCAAATCCTGTCGGGCAGGCCATGGGAGGGGCTATGCAAGGCGTTTATGGCCTGGATCAGGATATTTATAAGGGCGGTGCGGCCATTACCTCTTTGGGCGGATATACACCCAATCCCGTCAGCAATTATTTGAACAATGCTGGCGACCAAATGGGTAATTTGGCGTCTCAAAGCACTCAGTCCTATGAAGGCGCGCGCGATGCGACAGGAACAGTGGGGGCCAATCCTGGCAAATTCATCGGTGAAATTGCTTCACCGGCAAATATGGCGGCTAGTGAAGTGGAGTTGCCGGCAGCGGGCATAAGCGCTTTAGGAAAAGTTGGAAAACTTGCAAATGCGCTTCTTAAAGGGTCCGCCTATGGATCAACGGCACCAGTTGATCCTTCACAGGACTATACTACAGAAAAGGCAAAACAACTCGGACTTGGGGCGGCATTAGGCGTTGGCGGCCACGCTCTTGCAAGCATGGCAAACCCTTCATTATCTCCAGATGTTCGAACTTTATTGGCCGCAAGGGTTCCGCTTACAGTGGGGCAAACCCTTGGTGGCACTGCGCGAACTTTGGAAGACTCAGCAACATCAATTCCTTTTGTTGGCGATATCGTAAAAGCGCGTCAGCGTGACGCTATAGCTGGTCTTAATTCAGCAGTAATAAATCGGTCCTTGGCGCCTGTTGGGGAAAAACTCCCAAATGGGCTAACGGGACATTCGGCGATTCAATATGCCCAAGAAAAACTTGGTAATGCATATGATTCGTTATTGCCAACAATGAGCGCCACACAAGATCAACAGCTCGCCCAAGACATGACTGATCTTGTGAATAATGGAGTTCGCGATTATGGGCTTAATGCTTCAAAACAGCAGCAACTTGCCAGCATCATTTCTTCTCAGGTCAATAAGAGCGCCAAGGGATTTTATGATGGCGACACCCTCAAAGATATTCAATCAAACCTGAGTTATCAGGCGCGGAACTTCGCCAAAAGTTCAGACCCAGATCAGCGCAATCTCAGCGATGCACTTTTTGATGCGCGGGACACGTTCAATGATTTCATTGCGCGCCAAAATCCAGCACAAGCACCACAACTTAAAGCGATAAATACTGGGTATGCCAATTATGCCAGGGCGGAAGGCGCGGCGGATAAATCCATAACCGGCATGTTCACGCCAGCACAGCTTGGAAAGGCTGTGAAGGGCGGCGGAACGAGATATACAAATGCTGCGGGCAATTCTCTGATGCAAGACCTTTCAACGGCTGGCCAAAGTGTGCTTCCCGCAACTGTTCCAGATAGTGGGACTGCCGGTAGGCATATGGTTGGATTACTTGCTGCTGCCCTTGCTGGTGGAGGCGAGCATATGGCCACAGGAGATACTGGATTAGGAGTTTTAAGTACCGGAGCCGGGCTTTCTCTTGGTGCGACCAAACCAGTTCAGGCACTTCTCAGAGGTGCAATAACAAAACGCCCATATGGCCCACAAACTGCTGCTCAGATCGGCTCGCTTCTGCGAAATGGAGCGCCGGCCCTGTCTGCTGCGCTGCTTCCCGCTCTCACACAAAATTCGAATTGAGGACCAAAAGGCTATGGCACAGATAATTTCGATGGCGCGATATAGCCATGGTTCGTTCATAACACTAGAAATAATGTGAATTAGGAAAAAGTCAAATGGGTTGGAACGGCACAGGCACATTTAACCTCACCTATAATTGGGAGAACGATGCCGCGAACGCAATTCCTATTACTGCGTCCCGCATGGATACGCAGGAAACGGATATGGCCGGGAATGGCTTTGGAAACTGCCTAACCCGAGATGGTCAGGGCGTTGCTACTGCCAATCTTCCAATGGGCGGGTATAAGCATACCGGAGCTGCTGTTGCCACGACAACCGGGGATTACGTCACATATCAGCAATATCAGCGGATAAGATTTGCCGTCTATAATTCAACCACGCAAAATAATGTGACAGGCGATGGGACGGATTATCAAGTTACATTCGATACTGCCGATTTCAATGTAGGAAGTGGATTTAGTCTTGTGAGTTCTAAATTCACCGCACCAGTTGCCGGACAACTTCTTGTGAATGGGAGAGTTCAAGTCGGAAGTCTGACAAACAGCTTCACGGAAGCATATTGCGCCATAGAGACAAGTGGGGGGAGAATTTATATTAGCAATGACCAGAATACGGTCAATCTATCGGCATCAAATCAATTATCATTCTCGATTTCCGATATGATCCCTCTTGCGCTATCTGAGACAGCGCAACTCAATATCCGCATCCAGGGGGGTAGCAAAGGTAATAGCGTCATAGGGGGTAATGGATTTACCCGTTTCTCAGGCGTGTTCTATCCAACGGTTTAGGAGAATATCATGAAAAGATTTCTTGCTGCATTTGCAGCCATCCTTTTAGGATCAAGCGGAGCCTTCGCGCAGACGCAATCCTTGGTGATTGTCCAGTCTACGAATGCAGATGGCAGCTTTACTCTCTGCGCTGTTGGAACCGCGAATTGTAATGTCCCTACGACTGGCGGTTCTGGCGCTGGAGGCAATAGCGCCGTAACTATCACTTCAACGCTACCCACAATCGCCACGGCTACAGCAGTCCCTACGGCCTCGAAAGCTGGCGCGGCCTATGTACAGCCGGTCTTTGATTCGACAACTGGCGGCGGAAGTTATGTGGGACTTGGAACGGGTCTACCAGTCAATATAACGCAGGTTAATGGGGCTTCGACTTCTGGCGGTATTCCAGTTACGGCCACTTCACTTGCGGTTATTAGTGGCTCGACGGATGGAACATCCAAGACTGGCCTGCAATATTCAGGCGTGGCGGCCGTGGCAGAAACGTCCGCCAGCGCGTTAACGAATGGTACTCAGGGCTATATGAGCCTTGATCCAAATAATCGCAGTTTGCGCATTGACAATGTGGCATCGACGGCAGGTGGCTTGTCAATTTCAAGCCAATATGTTCCAGCCAATAATACTGCGTTGGCAATCGATGCCTCTCCTGGGCAGCTTTATGGCATAGAGATGGTGAACAACAACGCCACCATTCTCTATGTGAACTATTATGATGCCGCCCAAGGTTCTGTATCTTGTGCTGCTACAGCCACAGCCAAATATCATACGATGATCCCGGCAAATTCCACTTCTGGTGCCGGTATTATCAGAGAAGATGTATTTGGCCTTCCGTTCACAACGGCGATCACGCAATGTGTTGGAACCGTCTATGGAGGCACAGGCCTTCCGACTGCCGACGAATATATCATCAATGTGTTCTATAAGTGATCACTATGAATAGGCGCAGATTACTTGTGCTGCTTTCGTCTGCGGCGATAATCTTATCGGTCGAGCCGGCTCTGGCCGCTATTGCGTTTATTAATTATACCGATGGCGGCTTGGTTTCAGCGACCAATAGCCAATCAGCAGATGCGGCGAATCATACGACCGGAAATTTTCTGGTGGTAATGGTCAGCAGGGATATCGTTAACGCCATAACCGTCACCGATACGGCGGGAAACATTTATACTCAAATTGGTACTGATTTAAATCGAGGCGGTCATTATCTCGGACTTTTCTATTGCTACAACATCATCGGAAATGCCGCTAATGTCGTGACGGCAACCTTCTCTGGCACAACGACAAATTATTTTACGGTGGCTGTTTATCAATTTAGCGGCATGGGGACAGTGGATAACCATGGTTTGACGCAGCAGGCCACAGGCTCAAGCACAGCGCCGCAGACCGCAGCCCTTACCCCGCCAAATCCAGGGATAGTTGTCGCCATCGTGGAGGCGGATGGCGCTGGACAATCGGCTGGCGCAGGATTTTCCGGAAATGTAAATTCCAAGAGCGGTTTGCCATATTTCTTCACGGAATATCAAATAACATCTGTATCTGTTACGCCAATAAGCAACTGCATCAGCGGTGCATGGGGTATGAATGCCGCCGCTTTTGGTGGCTCTCCTGCTGGTGGTAGTTCATCCTTCGGAGGGATGACAATGGGACTTGGAGCTGGCCATTGAATAGTATTTTCAAAGCCGCCGCTTTTGTCACTGCATTGTTTACATATGCCTGCGTCAATATCAATGTCGCGCCGCAAGCCAATACGCCTACACCAGAGATTTATCATGCGATCCAGCATGACCCGGTAGAGGTCCAGCCTCAGTTGATCGAGGCGATGCTATCGAATGTGATTGTTGCTATTCCAAATCCTCCGCCCATCGCTCGGGATGGCGTGAAGATGGCTGCGCTATTTTCTGGCGGCAGCGTGATCTCAAATTCCCCGCAGGTTTATCCCGGGTGCGCGCCAGCCCCGTCAACTTGGACTGGAACGACATATTACATCAATGCCGGTGGCAACGATTCTAATCCTGGGACCATCGGAAGCCCATGGAAATCATTTACAAAAGCACTCGGCGCCGGGACCGTTATGGTTGCGGGCGATACACTCGACGTGCAGGACAGCGGAGGAGCGTATCCCGGATATCCGACCGATTTTGGCGGTGCCAGTCCCGGGCTTCAAACGCAGTTCTCAGGTTTCGTT